AGAAACAATATCATTCGGATTGGTTGTATCTTTCATAAACCAAGGTAAATAACGTTTCCCCTTGAAAATTTTGACATCATCTTTCGTAATAATTCTGCTCATATATACTTTTATTATTTATTATTACCACAATTATTTTTGTTGCATTTTTTTCATTTTATAGTCTTTCCAAGAAATCTGAGAACCGGCGTTTTTAACTTCAATATCATCCGATTTTTTATTTTCGTCGTCTATATTTTTTCCTCGTTTTAAAGCACTCTCGACAAATACCTTATGAAGAAGTTTTCCCATAACTACTGACCCTTCTTCTTGATCGATATTTCCTTGTTCTATTTGCTTTAAAGTTCCTAGAGCCTGTGTCATCAAGTTTAGATTAAGCTCATCTTTTACTAACTTGTTGAAAATATCAGTATATGTGTTATACAAGAAAGAACATTTTTGTCTACAAATTGTTTCAAAATACGTAGGGGTATTTTGCTTTTCATTTGAATATGTTTTTTTTAATTTTTCTAGTTTCATAATATCTTCTAAAATAAGGTCACTATGCTTCAACTTACGTATTCCATCTGTATTATCCTTGTAATCATATTGCTGAGAAAGTTTTTTTAAATCTAAAGCTTCTTTTGCGTTCATTATATATGTTCACGAGTTATAATTGTTTAATATGTTTGTTTAGCAAAAAATAATATATGAAGTTTGATTATATTTAATTTATAAAATGCCACGTAGATCAGAACGTTTAAAACATGATGTTATACCTGTGGTTGCAACGACAAGTGGAAAAAGCATTATTCATTGGGTATGGCTATGTTTCATTACAGTGTTTTGTGTTATAGCATACTTATTGAGAGATCGCATCCACGACTTCAAAGAATTAGTCAAAGCCAAATTAAGAGTTACATTGTATAGTTTAATATCTAGTACTGCAACTGATACAAATACAGTTACAACAAATGATGATAGTTTCATTATTAATATGGTGAAATCAATTGACGACGCATTACTGGTACCAGATACAGTTTATTACGAAGGTAATCATTTAGGAATGATTTCTGATGATGAAAAAATAGAAGGTATGCAAAATCCAGATGAGAAGGAGAATGAGGATGGAGAAGATGAACAGGATGAAGATGAGGATGGAGATGATGAAGAAGATGAGGATGAAGATGAGGATGAGGATGGAGAGGAGGAAGAAGAGGAAGAAGAAGATGATGAGAATGAGGAAGAGGAAGAGGATGATAATAATTAATATATTTAGAAAATGTATATATAAGATATGAAATTATCCAAATTGTTAAAACTACCCATAGAATATTACATTATATTTTTACTATTTGTAGTTGTTATATTTATGTCTATTTACGGTGATCACTTGATGTAAAGCCGTATGGAAATGCGAATTCGTTACACATGTATAATTATGAAGGCTTTCATGCAAATAATTCAATGACAGATTCATCTGTTGCAAATACTGCTGCCAATGCAAATGCAAATGGTGCAGAAAATCTTGCATTGAATAGCTCGACTACACCAATGCAAAGGTTTGAATTGGATGGATTAAAAGCGGCACCATTAGATATGGAACCAATGTACAATCCTGTGTCAAAATTAAACGGTAGTCATAGTTGCTTCGGTTCTTCCATGGGATTGTCCAATGATAAAGGAGCATTATGTATAGATGATGAACTAAAAAAACAGTTTTCTACCAGAGGTGGTAACCAGTCAGGAAGAGATATGCAAATTGGTGCTTAAAGTAATAATTCGAAATGTTATATTTTACGGTTAAAATATAACGCGAAGCAATTATAATTATATGATAAAATAATTAATAAATACCTTTCCATGCATGACTATTTAGGAATTCACCTACTACAATACCTGGTATAGACATTAAACACCATGTAGACGCAAGTTGATCATCCATCTTTCCCACAATAAGTATAGTAATGATAAATAAAAATAATTGTGATAAAAAAACGATAAGTCCTCGTTCAAAAGGAGTAATCCATAAAGCAGGTAAAAAGAAAAATACTAAATATACAAACCAATTTGGTTCAAGTCCATAAAATGTTTGTGCATTATTGTTCCATTTTATGTGTTTGTCACCTCGCAATGCACAGTTCCTTCCTTTTACTTGAAGTTCATGTGTTACCGATTTTTTATCTGAAAAATTAAAAACTCTTAACATCCCAGCAACAAAAATAATTGCGCTTATAAAGATTGCAAATTTAAAAACTACTTTGTTTGACTTTGTTACATACAAATAAATAATGTTCCACATTAAAGGTTGAATCCATTGTAATATCCAAGTGAACATGGTTAAATATTGATTGATACTATTATCACATTGATCGATTACTTTGTACTGTAAATACTGTGTAAGCTCCATTAGAGTATAAAAAGCGCTAGGAACAAGTGATATTGCAGAATATTTGTTCAACACTCTATATGATGTAATAGCAATACCTAATATTGTTAAATTTCTTGACCATGTTTCTGAAAAACACATTTGCTTATATATATATCATTATATTGAAATAATGCTCATCATGGAAGACTGCTTTTTGTAATATTCATCTACACCATCTACCATGGAAGATTTAAAATACTTTGAGAGAACACTGTCTGATTCCAAAACATCACTGTATGGCAATATAGCGTAATATTGGAATTTCGGTCGTCTCAATATTTCGTCTTTTGGTATTAAAATACCATGTATAATACTCGGATTCACATCTAAATAATCATCACTCATGAGATCCTCTAATAATATTGGTTTTCCTGAAATAGTTTTCACCCCAATTATTTGACCATCTAGAATCTGTATAGAATTATCTTCTTGTTGTCCAAGACACCATTTTTCTATTTTAGCTTCAAATTCATTTTCGGATTGAAAATGCCCTCCTAAAATATTGTTGCAAAACTGAATCAAGTCCTGTATTTTAGGGTCTTCCTTTTTAGCACCCATAAAACGAATATCTGGCATAAATAGCTTTGTTTCTTTTCCTACATACATTTTTTTTTCCGATATAAAAGGTGTATTTTGTAAAGTACCTTGCTTGTACACATCAATCAATGGTTTTACGCATAAAAATGAATTAGGAACAATCATACCTCCATATACATATAGCAATTCCAACATTCCAATATCTCTGTATCTTGACTTCATTGGTTCTGGCATTGAGCTTATATTAGTGGTCCAAGAAGGTATTAATTTTTCAAAAGAGTCATCATCAACCAAACATACATGGAAATCGTCACCGCAATGGTTAATAATGCTTTGAATAGTAAGATATAAATAAGGTTGATTTAAATCAGTACTAGATCTAGAGATGAAATTTTTCCACTTTCTTGAATTAATTTCATACTTTGAATGAATCCAAAGTTTTGGTCTATTTTTTCCGTACATTGCACTATCGTTCAAAAGGTATTTCTTTACTAACTCATAATCATCTTTGGTTTCATTGTCAATAAATTTTTGTTTGAAACTATTACTAAAATAACTAGCTACCATAACGAGTCCAAAAGTCATTATGACAAAACCGATAGAGTTATTTTTATTGATCATATTATTATACATACTATTTACAAATAAAAAATATAAATTGAATAATTGTGTTATTTTTTCACAATATACCTAATTGTGTATTCTGAGTGATTGTATATTTTATTCGCTATAAATTCATGGTCATGTGAATTACATATCTGCCTGACAATATTTACAAATGAATTATAATTAAAATCTCTTGTTACAAAACGTTGCTTTGATTTATGATAATATGGTAATATTTTTTCCAAAAAAGATTCTTGATATTTTCTATAGATAATCAATTGAAAGACGTTTTTATCTATCAAGTAATATTCGTAATTTTTATTACATACCTTTTCAAGAAGATCTAACAATATATTCAAAGGGATTTCTTCTTTAAATATAGTAGTTTTCATTAATCATATGATGCTTTATATATGATTAAAATATTTATATTTATAATTAATTATTATTGCCGGCTAAATATCAACGTTTTCAAAAAGACTATTTGTGAAAAAAGCCAATTCAATAATATCTTCATGTACATTGTGAAACATGGTAATGTATTTACAAAGATAAGGTATAATTTTGTATTTTGCTAATTCATCTATATCTTTTGTTGTTTTTATAAATAAAAAGAAATAATCGAGTATATCAATTACCGAATATCCGCTTTGAAATAGTTCATATAAAATATGAATACCTTTTACTAAATCTTTTTTTTTCATAGCATCTAAATACGTCTCAAAATGTTTAAACGATATATTTGAACATACGTTTTTACATAAATCTAAGGTAATTGGTTTGTTTAATATATATAATTTTTCCAAATGGTTTATCATAGTTCTTACTGAATTGCTACAAACGGACAATATATGATCTTTACAATATTCATCCATTTCCATTTTTTCACTTTGCAAAATGAATTCTAGTTTAGAGTGAATATTATCTAAAGACAATGGTTTTAGTTGTATTATATGTGTTCTTGACTGGATATTTTCAATCACTTTTTGCATATTAGTACATACCATTGTAAAATGAACATTGTGCTTATATTTATCAATGTAATTTCGAAATACTTGTTGGCTTTGTTCGTTCACATTATCAATGTCATCAATGACTATCATTTTCTTTTTACCTTTAATTAAAGATTGTGTTTGACAGAACGTTTTCATCTCATTTCTGTAGTACTGGATACCGTATTCTTTCAAGTTATTAATATATATAACGTTATTCTCAGGTAAAGAATCTTGTTTGTCAATATTATAATAAGTTCGAATGATGGCTTCTAATAGCATAGTTTTGCCACAATTTACATTTCCATAGATGAGAATGTTTAGATTATCCATATTAATAAAAGTGTTTAATGCCTTTTCTACAGTTGAATTAAGGTTAAAATCATTAATATAATAAGGTTTGTATTTCAACAAAAACGATTCTCTCATTATATGAGAGAATATTTTATGTGTATATTTATCATTGTATAAATATAAAAATTAATATTATTTTAATCTAATATGACAGATTACTACAATATACTTGGAGTATCAAATGACGCGACTGAACAAGAAATCAAAAAGGCATATAGAAAATTATCCCTTCAAAATCATCCAGATAGAAATCCTGGTAATATCAAAGAAGCAAACGAAAAAATTAGTAAGATCAACGATGCATATGAAACGTTAGGTGATTCAGAAAAACGGAAAATGTATGATATGAAAAAAAATATGGGTAACGTACCATTTTCGCCAGGTTTTTCTCATTTTCCACCTGGATTTCCTTTTGGACCTGGAGGCATACGTGTAAATCATGGTAGAGGGGGGATACCACCTGATATAAACGATGTTTTTAGTCATTTTTTCGATAATATGAATGGTTCGCCAATGGGTACTGGAATGGCTGGTAATCCAAGTATTCGTATTTTCCATAATGGTCGTCCTGTAAATATGCAAAGGCCTACTAAGCCTCCCCCTATAATAAAAAAAGTACCAATTACATTAGAGCAAGCGTATATCGGTTTTGACATAAAGTTAGAAGTCGAAAGGAAAACATATTCAAATGGCAGTGAAATAATAGAAAATGAAACGATTCCTGTAAATGTACCTAGAGGTATTGAAGACGAAGAAACTATTATTTTAACTGATATGGGAAATCATTCGCCGCATAACATGAAAGGTGATATACATATTACAATAAGCGTAGAAAAACACGAGATTTTTACAAGGAAAGGATTGGACTTGGTTTGTAAAAAAAGCATATCTTTGAAAGATGCTTTATGTCATTTTTCGATTGAAATACCTCATTTAAGTGGAAAAATGTTGCGTTTGTCAAATCAAAACCAAACCACAATTGTAACTCCTGGTTTCAAAAAGGAAATTCCAGAATATGGTATGACAAGAAATGATGAAACCGGTAATCTGGTTTTGGAATTTGACGTAATTTTTCCTAATTCATTATCAGACGAACAAAAAAAAGTGCTTTCTGATGTATTGTAAAACCAATTATTTTCATGGTATTATACAAATACAGTATTTAATTGTTGCGTTACTTTTATAAATGTAGTACATTTTGGCATTTGCTTTATTGTTTTTGCATTAATATATGTACATGTGCTTCTAATCCCACCAAGAAAATCAAGAACAGTATTATTCAAGTCTCCACGGTAGGGTATTGTCAAAACCCTCCCTTCTGATGAACGATAATTTTCCATCTTCCCATAATGCTTTTGCTGTGCAACATCAGAACTCATTCCATAGAATTGTTTATAGTATTTTCCATTTTTTTCAATGACATCTCCTGGATTCTGATCATGACCGGCAAATTGTCCGCCAACCATTACAAAATCTGCACCTCCCCCAAAGGCTTTAGCCATATCTCCTGGACTTGTAATACCTCCATCTGAAATAATATGACCATTCACTCCATGTGCTGCATCCGCACATTCTAATATAGCTGACAATTGTGGCATACCTACACCAGTCTTTAGGCGTGTTGTACAGGCAGAACCTCCACCAATACCTATTTTACAAATATCAACTCCTCCATCCAAAATGAGTTGTTCTACAATTTCTCTAGTTACAACATTGCCAGCTACGATTATTTTATCTGGAAAAGTATCTCTCACTTTCTTACAATAATTGATAAAGTTTTCCAAGTAACCATTTGCAATATCAATACATATCCAATTACATTCTACTACATTTAATATATCGCATAAATTGGAATAATCATTGTCCGATATACCGGATGATACCATAAAGTAATTCGGATCTAATGGTTGTGATAAATGAAGGAAATCATCTTTTTTGTAAAATTTGTGAAGCGCTGTAATAATTTTGTGTTTGCTGAGACAGTGATATACTTCAAAAGTACCTGTAGTATCCATATTTGCAGATATAATAGGAACTCCTTTCCATTGTAGAGATTTACAATTACGAAATGTAAACATTCTTTCTACATCAACTTCTGATCTACTATTTATAGTAGAACGTTTTGGACGAATCAATACGTTACTAAAATCTAATTTTTCACCTGACTCTATTTTATTCATTAGTATAATACAAGTAAATTATATTATTTAAGTAAATTACATTATTAAAGTATTGTAGGTGTAAAAATATTATAATATATCAATATTTTTACATGAAATATAAAAAAGAGATTTACATATTTGTAGCTAAATTAATCAAAACTAACTCTCTTATTCGGTAGTTCAGCATCGACAATGTATATTGAGTTTTCTGTCATAAT